CAGCGTTTTGGTGAGCTTGACGATCTGGCGGGCAACCCGGCGCGCGGATTTCTTTGTGCCGTTTTTGTCATTGTTCATCTCGACCTGCTCAATGACCTGGAAGGCCGGGTAGAGCCGCATCGGGCCAAAGGGGATGTTCGGGTTCAGATCGTCGCCAACGAGCTGGAGGACCACGACGCAGACGCCGCGCTTGCCCGACTTCATCGTCACGATGCCCTGGGCGCGCGCGACCTCGGCGCTGACGTTGCCCTTGTCGGCCACGATGACGGGGATGTCCGAGAAGAACGGATCGCTGGCCAGCCGGGCGGCGTCCTCGGTGGGCAAACGGTCAATGACATCCAGGAGATTGATGCTCACGGGTTCTCCTTGTTCCAAAATTTGGTGATGCAGTTTTCATAGGCCGCGCCATAAGCCGGCAGGCGCTCCTCGATGCCCCGGCCAATGGGCCGGCGCGCGGGCATGACCATGTGGCGGGTGAAGCCGCGCACTTCGATGTCCGCGCCACGCACCTTCCGGTGGACCAGGCGCTGGCCAAAACGGAAGCTCTGGACGGAGGACCGGCGGCGCACGTGCGCGCTGACCTGTTCGTTGCCGTCGAAGCCAAACTCGTGGATCGCGGCGTAGCGGACGTTGGAGCCGATGCTGGAGGTGATGCCGTCGGCGGTGATCTCGGCGGGCGTGGCGCGAATGCTGCCGCGCAGCCGGTTGGAGATGACGCGCAAGCCGGTCTCCTGGACCGGGCCGTCCTTGGGGAAGGACAAATAGTTCTCCTGGATGACGGCGACAGTGAGCTGGTTCTCGTAGTCCGTGGCGCGGGCGAGCGCGCGGGCGATGCCGGCCTGGTCCCGCAGCAGCGGGATTTTCTCCAGGGCATCGCCGGAAATTTCAATGGAGTAGTCGGCGCTCATACGAGGTTGTAACGGACGAACTGATTCAGCATGTCCTTCACGCGGGGAACAAAGTCCAGGCCGGCGAGCGACTCGGAGGCATTGCGCGTGTTGCTGCCCACGTCGGTGATTTTCGTGCCAAGCTTGTCAATGGCCTCCCATTCCTTGCGCACCTGGAGGAGCCAGGCGTCGAGCAGATCGGACGGCAGGGCCGCCGACCCGGCGGGTTGCGCGGTGGGATAGCCGGTGTCCGCCGGTTCGAGCGTGTTCCAGAAAAAGCCGGCGGTGAAAGTGAAGCGGACCTGCGCATACCAGGGACCGACATCTCCGCGTTCCGGGAAGTTGACGATGCCGTTGGCGAGGTCAATGGACAGGATGTTGCCGAGGTCCTGCGCGACCCAGCCATCCGACTCCTTGATTTTCAAATCCACGGCTGTCAGGACTTCGAGGGGATAGCGCGACAGCAAAAACTGGCAGCGGTCGGCAGGGATGATTTCCTGGACGCCAACCAGACGCGTGAACTTTCGGTTGCAATAATTCTCGAAGGCGGCGGCCACACCCAGGCCGACGGCCGTGAGCTTGGCGTCAAACGAGTCATCACCGGCCTGGCTGGAGGCGAGGATTTGCGCGCGAAGAAAATCAAGATTGGAAAAGCCGGTGTTCATGATTCCAGGTGAATGATGCCGTCGCGTCCGGCGACGATGTTGTTGAGGCGCGGATCGCGGCCAATGACTTCGGCGGTGGTGGCGCGGCGTCCGCCTTTGCTCCGCTTCGGCGTGACAGGGAGAGAAGCCGCCACAGGATGCGGCACTGCGGGGGCAGCGCGTTCATCGCGCGTGTTAGCATCACGCGTTCTGAGCATCCGATCCTGTGGCGGCTGATTAAGCATGGGGCCTATTGGCTTTGTGAATCGTAGTGCGCGCTGGCCGTATAAATGCGGTTGGTGACCAGCGCCGGTGTGAGCTGCAATGAAACGATGCGGCCGTAGTTGCCCACGAAGATGGCATCGCCATTGATTGCATTGGTGGTCGCGCCGACCGGAATGGGCGTGGCCGCCGACATCAGCTCGACCTCATCATAGACCGACGTGGCCACGCCCCAGCCGCCGGAGGCCAGCACGACGTTCGTTCCGCCGTAAGGGCCGGAGTTGGTCGTCTGGTTCCAGGTCGAGATGGTGGACGAGTAGCAGGTGCCGTTATGTTGCAACACCAGGACGCCGCCAGCGGTCAGGCCGTTGGTGCTGTTGATCTGGTTGGTGACCGAACTGGTCGCCACGTTCGTGGCTGTGACATAGAACGGCGTGGTGCCGGACGCGAAGTTCAGCGCAGCGGTGTTGGAATCGCTGGCATAGTTGACGTTGACAATGCGGACCTGTGAATTCGGGTCCGCCGGGAAGTAAACCGTGGCGCCGGTTGTGGCATTGCCATAGCCGGAGACGGTCTTGAAGGTGGGCAACGCCGCGAACGCTGCGACGGCGACGGCGAGGCCAACCACTGCGGTGATGAGAATTTTTTTCATGTTCAGTCTTTCGTTAGGTTTAAAGGATGGTTTAGAACGTTTTCAAAAAGGGGTTAGTCACCTCCCCCGTGATCATGTTTATTGCGCGGCGGTTTGCAGGGCCGTCATGGCGTCGGGCGCGAGCGCCTCGACATCAATACGCTCAATGGCGCGCATCCCGATTTCGTCGGTGACGAAGTAAACCTCGCGGCTGGTCTCGACACGCGGCGTGCCGCGTTCGCCCAAGTACCAGTAGGAGAGGTCGCCGAAGAACGCCAGGTAAGTGGCGGCTGCCGCGACCGTGGCGTAAGGCTGCATGACGCCGACCCAGTGGATCGGGAAGCCATCCAGCGTGGCCGGCTGCGAACCATTTTGCCGGACGTAGATGTAGGGATTGTTCAGCGTGTTGAACGTCACGAGCAACGCCTCCATCGTCGGGTTCAGGTAGTGAGCCGCATTGCCTGTTTGCAGCACGGCCGCATTGACCTTGGCGCGCATGGCGCGGAAGTCATTGATGGTCGCGTCGGTGGGTTTGGTCTTGCCCGCGCCGAGCTGCACGAGCTGCGGGGTTTGAGCCACACCGGCAATGTAGGGGCCAACGCCCTTGATGTTCGCGTAGGTGCCGGTGCCGTCACCCAGGAAGCCGGTCTGGTCTTCCAGGTTGGCGAACCGGCGGGAGATATACCGCGCCACGAACTGGCCAAACGGGATGAACGTGTCCTCCTCAATTTCGGACGGGATGCGGATGATGCCGCCGCATTTGTTGGCGGTGAAGGTGACGTTTTGCGCGGCGACTTTCTTTTCGCCCAGCGCCTGGCTCATGCCGGCGGTGCCGACGCCCAGGAAGGTGAACGCATCTTCACCGGGTTTCAACTGCGGCAGGTTCACCGTGCCGGCGCCCAGGGGAAACACCGTGGCGAACTGGCGGAACTGGCCATACTTGTAAACCAGCTCAACGATCTGCGGGACGTAGATCGTAGGCAGCGGGATGTCCGTGCTGGCGAGCGCGGCCTTCTCGACGCCGATCCATTCAGCGGCCTTGGCAAGCATGGTCTCGGCATCACCGTGTTTCTTGGTGTCCCATTTATCCTGCCGCATGGCGCAGGCCAGATACATGCCGGACAGGGCCAGCGCGCAACTGTCGGTGACGAAAGGCTTGTTGCCGACGTAACGCACACCCGTGTCGCCATCGCGCAGCATGGACTGCTTGCGGAGTTTCTTAAGGTCGGCTTTGACCTTATCGTGGTCCTCGCCCATCGTCTTGAGCAGATCGGGTAACTTTTTGATGGCGGCAAAACCGCCTTCCACCTTGGCCAGGTCCGCGAGTTCCTTGAACATGGCGTTGTAGCCTTTGAAGCCGTCAAGGATGCCCTCGAATTCCTTGATCTGTTCGGGCGATAACGCGGTGGTGTAACACATCGCCTGGCGTTTGCTCATGGCGATTTGCGATAGCTGGTAACAACCCACCAGCATGGCGCAGGCGACGGGCGGCATGCCCAAATGAGCGAGCGCGACCGCGCCCAGGATGACAGCGAATAACGCCAACAGGTGGCGATACGGTTTCAGATTTTTTTTCATAGCAGATTTTTCTTTGGTTAATGGTTTAGTTTTTGAGGACGTTGTGGAGTCCCCTGGCCAATTGCAGCAAACGCGCGTCATGGATTCCCGCACCGGACGCGCCGGCCTGGGTGCTGGGGTCTGCCTCTTCACCGCAAAATTGTTTCAGAAAGTCAGCAAGGTTCTTCCGCTCGGCCGGATTGAGCACGCCCTTGATCTGGTTGCCGATGGTGGCGCCGGGATTGGCGGGAACCACGACCAGGGATTTTTCCAGCAACTCCGACTCGGTGTAGGTGCGGTCGGGTTTGTCCTTGCTGTCGCCGCTGGTCCATTCCAGGGGAATAAAGCCGACGGACATGGAACGGATGAAACCGCCCTTGGCCATTTTGTAGGCAAGCAGGCCGAGCGGATTGTCCACCGCGAACAGAATGCGGCAGCAGAGCTTGTTGTTCTGGACCTGCTGGTCCTTGGGCAGGATGTCGCGCCCGAGAATTTTCATGATGCTCGAATAATCGTGGCAATCCGGGACGACCGGATTGGCCAGGAAGTTGTCGAGCTGCCAGCCGTCCTGCTGGATCACCTCGTTGTAGCGGTCGAGCGTGTCGTCGCTGGCGATGAAGTCCATGACCGGATCGTCACCGGCAACTTCCTTGACGTTGCAATGCAGACCACCGCGCAGTCCGGCCTTCCCGGTGTTGAGGGTGATGAGCCGGGAGCCGAACTCCGTTTTCACCTGGTCGAGACTGAGATCGTAAAATTTCATGATGTTTTTTTGTTAAAGGTCAGCACGCCGACGCCAAAGATTTTGAACGTGAGGGTTTCTTCGTCCTCGCCGGTTTTCTGCGCGGCCAGCTGAATGCACTGGCAATTAATGATGTTGCCGGCGCTGGCGCCCAGGGAATCGTCACCGGGATACATGAGCTGCTCGCCGCCGACCTCGAATGGTTCTTCCACGGGGATCGGGGCGTCGATGTATTGCTCCTCAGCGATGGCGTGAGCTTCGCGGACATTCGGGCCGTGGCTGGAGAGCCAGGCTTTGTACTGGATGCCGGCGTCGGTCATGGCCAGGTGCCGCGCGTTGTTGTAGGCCATGTTGGTTTCCGTCTGCGCCACGCGCTTGGCTTCGCCACTGGTGAGATTGTTGAACACGGCCTTGACGCGGTCGGCGAGTTGCGCCGAGGTTTCACCGGCGTCGAGTCCCTGATCCAGCGAGGTGTTGAGCTGGTCGCGCACCGTGCCGCCCACACCCATGATGGGTTGCGTGCGGGACAGCAGATATTCCTTCGCCTGCTGGGGCGGATATTGCCACGGGTCGTCATTGCCGAGTTCGGCATTGAGTTCCGTGCCGGCCAGATTCAGCGTGGCCATGATCGGGTTGCTCAGTTCGGCCTGAAGCGCCGCGCCGAAAGCCGAATGGCTAAAAATCAAATCCACCAGGCCGCGCGTTTGCAGCATGACAGCCGCCCGGCGGTTTTGCGTATCGGCGGGGACCAGAAACTTTTCGAGATGAACCTCGCTGAGTTTGGCCAGCGTGGAGGCGCGGAACTGGTTCAACACCTTGCCGACCTTGCCTTGCATGAGCTTGACCGTCTTGCGGCGCGACGAGACGTGCGCGTTCCAAAGTACAGTGGTGTCAGGCTTCTTCACCTTGACCGGCGCCGGGCCGGCTTTCACGCTGCCGAGCCATTTCAACATTTTGCTGAAGGGCGTGGACTTTTCAGCTTCATCGGTCGGCGGCGGATTATTCGGATCGTCCTCGCCGGGCGGCGGCTCGACCGGCTGCGAAACGTTTTGCAGGTTGAACGGCAGGTAACTGTCCTTGCCCCATTTGTATTCCGGCAGGCCAAGGTCAAGGTTCGTGTTGACATCGTTGAGCGGCACGCCGATGGCAAACATCTTGCCGGCCGTGTCCCACCGGGCGCGGCGCGCGGCCTGCATAATGGGCAGGCTGTCAACGTCGAACCAGCCGACGAGATCGTCGCCGAAAGTTTTCACGACCGGCTCGACCGCGGATTCGAGCGTCGTGCAGAGACTGCCGAGCGTGGATTCGATGAAGGAGATTTTCTGCGCGTCCATCGAACCACCCTTGCCGCCGTCGTTGAGGTCCTCGGTAAAACCCGCGAGCGTTTCCGGCACCTTGAAGATGGCGAAGATTTCCTTGCGCAAGAATTTGCGCGTGTCGAGGAACTGCATGTCCATCATGGAGAGCGTCGGTTTCTCAATCTTTGCGCCGCCCCACAGGAAGAGCGGGCGGTCGGCGGTGCCGGCCTTGCGCTTGCGCTCGCGCAACGCGGCGAGGATGGCCGCGCGTTGCTCGGTCGTGGCCTGCTGGTCCGTGGTGACAATGACGCCGGTGTCAGCGTTGTTCACCCAAAGTCCTTTTTGGAATTGTTCCCCGGCAAAATCCGTTTGCGCCGGAGTGCCGGCCACGATGAGTGGCGAGAGTCCACGCCAGTACAGATAAGGATTGGGCGTGCGCGAATGGATCAGTTCCGAGGGCATCAGGATTTCCGACGGCAGCGGCGTGAGCAGCGGCGAGCCGGTGTAACGCCAGGCTTCGAGATTGTAGCCCTGGACCATGTGCCAGAACAAAGTGGTGTCCAACGTGAGCATCCGCTGGATGCGCGGCTTGCGATCCGACAGATCCACCGGCTGATCGGCATTGTCGAGCGGCAGGATGAAGAATTCCCCGCGCAACGCGTTCCAGGTGACAACCATTTCCCAAAACAATTGCCGGTCCATCGTCGGGTGCGGACGATTGAACAGGTCCACCACGTCGCCGGAGTCAACAATGTCATTGCCCAGGGCGCGGCGGCAAAAGTTGCGGTGCCTTGGATCGGCGGAGCTGCGGAGCGCGCGGATGCGTTTGGCCTTGTCCGCGCCGACGCGGGAAATGCGGAAAGGAATCTGTGCGATGGATGATGCCAGGATGGAGACGGCCGTAAAAATCCAGGCCGACTGGGCGTAGGGATTCACCAGCTTGGTGCCCTGCTGCTGGTCATCAATATCGGTGCCCGTGAGGAAGGCGGCCACGTCCGGCGATGCGACCGATTTCCCGGCCAAGGCATGGAAGGCATCCCCAACCCGCTCTAAAACTGATTTACTCATGGTTTGACCTCCTGCCACGATGCTCTTAATTGCGATTTAAGCCCGGTATGGGCGCATTGAGCACCCCAGCGGCGGCAGACAGTGGCCGGAAATCGCCCTTGGGCAAAAAGAGAGGGGTTGGTTGTCATCCTACAGCGGCTCCTATTCCGAGTTCAGTTTTACCCGCGTGCAGTGCCAGCGCCTTGGCCCAAAACCGGTCACAGTGGGAATCCGCGGCCTCGCCGACGAAGCGGATGTTGCCGGAGGCGGTGGTTTCTTTTTTGATGCCGCGCAGGTCGGCGCGCAGGGGTTCACTTTTGGCGTAACGCAGTGTGCGGTCTTCATGGGCGCTGCGGAGGGGAAAGGCGAGGTCTTCCTTGACAGTGCCACTGAAGCGGACGGCCTCGGCACGATAACCGAATCGCTCGACCGCGCGCTCGGCGAGTTGCATCCCCAGGCCGGTGGAGTCAATGCAACAGCGGCGGACGGCGGGCAACTGCATGAGCTGATTCAACTCGAACTCCTGCTCGGCGAAAGTTTTGCCGCGCAGTTCCAGGCGCAGGCGCTCCCAATAAACGTCACCAACCTTTTCTTCCACATCAATGACGCTGAGGTGCGTGGTGCGCGCCACGTCGTAACCGATGTAGAGTGGATTCTTGCAGGTTTGCAGGTAGGCAAAATCCTTGGCGGCGGAATCATCCTCGCACGCGGTGATCATCTCATAGGTGATGAAGGCGGCGGATTCGTCGGCGGGGATGCAGCAATACTCCTGGAGCCATTGTTCCTCATCAATGCACTCGCGGCGAATCCGGGCCAGAAATTCCTCGCGGGTTTCGCTCGCGCCGGAGGCCGCATTTATTTTTTCGACGATGCCCTGCTCGACCGCCGCCTGGATGGGCACCGAATGCAGCGACCAACCCATCGGGTTGCCACGCTCCTTGATGTCAACGATGATCTGGTTGAACAAACTGCCGACGCCGCGATGGGTAGAGATGATGCTGAATTGTCCGCCCCATTGCGTAGCCGGCTTGCCAATGGCGTAAACCTCGCGCTGGAGATCGAGCTTGCGCAGCGCAAATTCATCGGCCTTCACGTGGCCCGTCTTGCTGGCGATGGCGTCCGGGTTGGAAGAGACGCAGTTAATGGTGCGCTCGTTGGCGAAACGCAAAACGAAGGCCGTGAGATTTTTCTCGTGGTCCACCAGGATTTCGCCCAGGTCTTCGGCGGCGTGATTCAGAACCCGCGCCCACCGTTTGCAGTAGAGGAGATATTGCTTGGCGGCAATTTCGTCCCGCGAGCTGACCCAGACATCCAGCCGGGCGTCGCGCGGCGCAACCTTGACGACCGAATCGTAGCTGTCGCAATAGCTGAATCCGATCTGGCGCGACTTCTCGACAATGCGCAGCCGGCTGGCATCGCGTATCCAGCGCGATTGAAACGGCATGAAGTATTTTGCGCCGGAGAATTTCACAAGAGGTTCAGTTCGCGTTCGATCTTGGCGATGGTTTCCCTGGTGAGGCCGCCCTTGGACTTGGCCGCATTCTTGATCTGGTCGAATGCCGCCGCCTTCTTTTCGAGCAAAGTTACTTTGCGCTCGTCCAGTGAAACCTTTTTCACGTTCAAATCCTGGACTATCGTTTTCCGGCCCGACGCAAAATCGCCCGTCGCCAGCGCCCGCGCATAACTCCGCTTCAATACTTCCTCGCGGATTTGATCCAGAGTCCATTGCTCGCCGAATTCCTCTTGCAGGCGCCGTTCGTCGTCCTTCATTCGCTCGGCTTCCAGGTCCATCAAGCGTTGCTGAAATTCCCAATCCCGGAACGATGTAAGCTGATCGTCCCGCGTAAATTTGATTTGCAGCTTCACCGCCAGTTGCCGCCGGATGTCCGCTTGCGTGGTGTCCGAGGCAAAGAGCGCACGCCAGAAGTCCCGTGCCGACTCGGACATGGAGTCGCGCCACATGAGTTTGAAGCGAGTCAGTTCCGACCCGGTCCCGCCGCGTAATTTTTTGGGTGCGTTCATTCACAGTTCCAGAAGCGCGGCTTCGCCGGCATCGTTGATGTTCCACTTCATGATTCGTTTGTTGAACCGCGCCGGCGCGCCGGTGATCCACTTTTCCGAGTCACACATTTTCAGGACCGAGGCCAGCTCGGCCACGCTGGGGGCGGGCGTGCCGATGGCCGGGTCGCGCGAAATGCCGGCGTGGATTTCCGGTTCCGTAGCCTGGTGAAAATCCAGGCCATGCAGAAAATTCAGCACGGCTTTGGTGATGACGAGTTCGCGCGAGGTCATTCCACCCTCCCCTTCAATTCGCCGATCTTCTCCAGCACCTGGTTGACCTGCTCGCGGACTTTTTCAATCCGGTCCTCACCCGCCTTGTTGATGCGGCGTTCCATTTCCGGCAGGTCAACCCGCAGCGTCTGCCAGAGCCGGTCCAGTTCCGTGTCGTGACCATCCAGCCGGTTCTCGGCACGGACAAACCGTTGCTCGGTCGCGTCGTGGTTATACCGCTTGGGCGCCTTGCGATATTCCGGGGGCGGGTTATCGTCAATCTTCACGGGACCGCTTTTGCGGAAGGCGGCGTACAGGGCCGCCGCGATGAGACAAATGGAAATCAAAATAATCAGCACCCACTTCAACGTGGAGTCGGGCACGGAAGGCAGGTCGGTGGATTGAGCCAGTATTATCGGGCGCACGCGTTGAGCAAGTGGGTTCATGGTTTGGGTGGGGCGGCTGCCTTGTGCCATCGGTTCATCCGCATGAAGTCAACGAGGTGTTCGGCATCAATGCGGAAGTTAGGCGGCGCGGGCGTGATGCCGGCGTCAATCTCCAGGCGCGGAAAAAAGTTCGTGCTGTAAAGTGTGACGAGTGCGTTGTAGCGGTCCCGCGCGTGAGGCGTGATGACAGCGCCGGTCACCTCTCCGGTGCTGTTCGTGGTCATGCAAATCAAGCCGCTGTTCTGCGCGCCGCCGTCGTAGCTCGCCACGTTCGCCTGGACGGGCTTGGGAATGACCGTGCCGCAACTCGTTAAAAGAATGAGCAGAGCAAATGCGAGCAGTGTTAACAGACAGGTAACAAAACAGTGGATCGCCGCCATGAGAACCTGATGACGGTAAAGGTGCCGGATGGCCGCCGGGCTTTCGCCCGATCCCCAGCCTTCAAGATTGTGCGCACAATCTTCAGTCGTCCGGCGCGGCTGTTTTGGTTTCATGTGTAGGTGTTATTCCATTTCGCTGTGCGAAATTTATTTCGGCGCAGATGAATCAGGGATTGTCGCCTTGGCCACATCGTCGGCGTGCAAACATTCTGATAGGTTTGCCACCGGGTCGCTCTGCGAGGGAATCGCCAACCTACCATTGCAGGCATCGTTGCCTGCCACTGCGTCATACAGAATCCCCGCCACCGGAGGTCCGTAGGATGGAATCAGAATTACCTTATCGCCGTTCTTTGCTTCTCTGCCGTTTTTGAAGTGCATATTTTCCTTTGGGTTGTTTGTTGTTTACTCCGCCAAATCGTTTCTAATTTCAGTTACGTCATCTTTCGCCACGGCCTCGGTCGCCTGGTCAACCTGCTTTTGTTCCGAGCCGGCGATGGCCGACGCCTTCACGTCCGCCGCGTTCTTCTCGGCATCGCGCTGTTGGACCAGTCCGAGCGCGCGACCGATGGCGGTGAAGACGGCTGTAACGGCGTTCCACATTTACGGTGTCGGGGTTGCGGGTTGAATGGGCAGGCCGGCGGTGATGCCATCGCGCAAGGCCGTGAGGGCGGGCGCGAGGTACGGACTGGCGTCGCCGATTTTTTGCGCGACCACCTGTCCGAAAAATGCCTGGTATAGCGCAAGGCCGCTCACGATGCCGTTGTTCACATCCGGGTTATCCGGCATGGGCAGGCTGGCGATGGTCGTGCGGATAGCGACCGGATCAAGCTGGCCGTCATCGAGTGCCACGGTGAGAACCTGCGCCACGAGTTTGAAGTAAGTGATGGAGTTCGTGTCGGCGCGAACACCTTGCTGCGTTCCGATGGTCGCGGCGATTTTGATTCCGTTGTAAACGTCATTTGTGCGCACCGTCCAGGTGCCGATGTAAACGATGCCGTTGGTGTCGTGACTCAGTACGCCCGAAGGCTGGCCTGGTGCGACTGAGCGGCAGCCAGAACAAAGAAAGGCTGAAGTCAAAAGGCTAAAGGCTAAAATCAAGGCCGCGCCTGGGAGCGCCGGCGTCCCACCGGCAGGCTTTGCGTTCTCTGCGTTCTTTGCGGTTAAATTTTCCGAAAAGCTCTGGCCGGTCTTGGCGGCCAGTGCGGCGGCGATGAGGCCAAGCCATTTGGCGTCCAAATCAATCATCGCTCCGGTCTTGATGGAGAGGACGGTCCAGACCGTCATGATTGGCACGATGATGAGGAGCACGGCCAGGCGCATCGTGCTGGGCGCGCCGTCGCCGTCCGAAATAAGTTGGGAAAGTTTGTTCATGGGATCAGTGGGTTGGAAAACTGAAGACCGACGGCCGGACGGATACGGGCAAGCATCCGAGGAACGAGCCGTCCGCCGGCCTTCAAATGGTTTGGAGTTATTGCCCGAATCACGCCGCGACTATGGCGTGACTGGAAGAAAGCAGGCAGGCTCCGGGAGCCTGAAGTTATGAGGGGACAAAAAACGGACGGCCCATTCCTCGCTGTGGCCGCCCATGGGGCTATCTAGTCACGGGGCACTCAGTGCGTCAATTACTTTTTTTGGCGCGCAGCAGCAGGATGAAAATTCCAGCAAGCAAACCGACGGCGGCAATTGCCAGCGTGAGCCAGATGGAAATGAACCCGAACACGATGGCCAATATCACAACGAACGCGCCCAGGACCAGCAGCGCCGCCGGCGATTCTTTTTGCTCGAACCCACGCGGCTCAATGACAACCGGAATGTAGCCGGTCCCGCAACTGACGCATTTGAGGCCACGATGCACCTGCAACTCGGTGCCCAGATTCGGCGTACCACACTTCGGGCAGGGATGTGATTGATATTTCTCAGCGTTCATTTTCTGGCGAGCAATGCGTGGAGTCAGCGAGCCGGGCGTTTGAAGATCAGAATGATTTTCCCGGTGCGAACGTTGGTGAATGGTTTATAGCGCGGAGTCACCAAGGGTTCCGTTTCGTGAAGGTCGTTACCATCTAAACGCTCGGCCTGTGATGGTGTCTCTAATTCCGGCACTGCACCGACCAGTTCCCATCCCTCATCACCAATTTTTGCAAGTTGGATTTCAAGGTTTCCAAAGTCACCTGGCTCGGAATTTTCAGTGCGGTAAACTTCAGCCCGTTCACTATCAGAGGTTTTAGTTTTGGCACGCTCCAAATAACCGTGGATGGAATTGTCAACCTCGACAGTTTTATATTCCCACTGGGAGGGCTTGTTGCAACCGCAGAGCAGCGCGGCGATGGCGACAAGGTAGATGGTGGTCTTCATGTCAACAAGAAGCAGGTAGTAAATCGCAAGAAATGGCTTCGATTTTTCCGAAGATTGAGGCACAGTCTGCGTATAAGTTTGAGCGACGGATTTGGCGGTTCCGAAAACCGCGAATTTTCTCTTACTCCCCAAATCCGAGCGCGCGTCAATTGGCGCGGCTCGGTGTATTGGGGTAAGGGCGCTTCGCGGTGCCTCGGTTCCGGTATGCCGGGTCCGCGCTTTTTTATCATGACGCGAATTGTTGTATTGTTTGAGTCGCTGCCGAAATCCGAACAGGAAAAGCTGTTGCACGATCTTCTCATGGCCGTTGCTGCTATTTTGGAGCGCCGTAATTCTTCCCAACGTGGTTTTCGATTATCTCCACCATCTGATCCGTCGGACTCTTTTTACCGGAACTGACCGGCTTTGTTTTCTGGCAGGAAACCGGCTCTCGTTTCGGGAGTCCTTCGATCAAGGTGCGGATCACCTTCAGCACATGCGCGCGGTCCGCGTCGTGTAGCCAGCGGAGGTCGTCCAGAATTTTTCTTTCCCAAGAGGCGAGCGATTCCTCTTTCAAGGCCAGCGGCGCTAATGCACCCGGCTGCTCGCTGGCCAGGATGAATTTGAATAACTGCAAAACCTGCGGACTGGGCTTCATGTCGCCAGACTTGTAGCGGCTGATCGCGCCACGACTCAGCTCAAGTCGGCGAGCAACATCAATCGGTTTCCAGCCCGACGCCTCTAGTAGGGCAATGAATTCAAGGTTTTCCGGCCTCACAAATTATTTTACTAAAACAACATTTATCTGTTGACGTGTTGCGTAACGGAGTGTTACCTTACTCAACAGAATTAAACGCACATGGACGAAAAAGTCAACAAAAAGAATTTACGGAAGCTCTGCTGGAAGCGCGGTTATCACGGCGTTGAAGGCTTTGCCCGCAAGATTGGCCGCGCCCGAACGACCATTCACCGCGCCGTCAACAATCCCGAACGCTTCGGTCCCACCGTTGCGCTGATTGAAAAATACCTCCTATGATTAATCCGATACACCTCGACCATTTTGTGGCGCGCACCATCGCGCGGCTGCCGGATAACATCGCCCAACGCAAAGAGGACTTGGTCACACTACTCGTGCTGCTCCCAAAAAATTATCCACGCCGTACCGAGGTAAAGCAGGTTCTCGAATCCATCCGCGCTCACGAATTGGCGCAGATGAAATTTCAGGAGCTTCTAAAACTGGAGGCCGCGCAATGATTTCTTCCCGACACATTCCGAACCGAACACCGCGAAGCCCGGCTGCCCGAACTGAGAGCGCAAGCTCCGGTTCGGCGCAGCTCCGGGAAAAGGAGTCACAATGAAAACATACGACGAAGTATATGAAGCCTGCCAAGCCGGCGGCATGAACAACACCGAGAGCGACGAGGTTGCCAGAGAGCAGGCTGCCCGATGCGCTTCTACCTACGATGAAATCCTGGGCGCAGTGATGCGCGCCACAACCATTGACGAGGTGCGCTCGTTCCGTCGCCTGGCGGAAGACATGTGCAGCCGGGATGAGTTGTCAACCAACCAACTGGCCATGTTACGCAGTTCAATGAACCTGCGCGAGGAAGCTATCGCCACTCTTGCCACGATATGACCACTCGCCTCGCCATGCAGCGCAGCCTGCCGCTGGAGATCAGCGCGCGCACCGTGCTGGTGACGCTGGAGGCGGTGCGCATCGCGCGCGGGTGCGATGCCGAGAGCGTGCTTAATTGTGTCGGGGACGCCACGCACCCGAAGTTTCTGCGGTGGGTCTTCAACATCGGCGTCAAGCCGGATGGCGAAATCCGCGAACTGCGCTTTTGGAAAGAAGAGATCACCGGCGACGTGAACAAGTGGAGCGAGCCGCGCGTGGCAATCGCAAAAATTCTTGGCACGCGCCGGACCTTCCCGCGTGGCGAAATTGAGGTCCAGTGGACGATGAACCACATGACCATCTCGCGCCTGGTGCGCACGGGCGAACTCACCGAAGTGAACCGCGAACTGACGCGCGCCAGCCTGGCGGCGTTTCTGGAACGGAGGCTGCAATGAGGGCGAAGGCAAAAATCCCTAAATTGACCGAGGCGCAGAAAGCCGTCGTGCTGGGCGACCGCATCCCGGCGCGGAATCAATCTCACCCATCGTCTGTTCGGGCCGGCGGCGCCACTGCCCGGCTGGATGTTTCCCAACTCCCCGGCGGCACGTCGCCGCTGCCGCCGGTCAACTTTACCGTGACCGTTCCATGAACCTTCAACCTTCAACCTTCAACCTTCAATCGCGCCGCGAAGCGGGCTACCTGCTCGTGGACGACGCCAGCGGCGTGGCCGAACTGGAGAAACGCACCGCGCCGAAGGTGCGGATCGTCGAGGGCATCATCGTAGGCGCGATATTTGGCGTCGGGTTCACGTGCCTCCTGATCGCGTTTATCACCTGGCTCAGATTCCACTACCTCCCATGAAAACCATTTCCCTCACCACCGAGCAGCTTCTGCGCCTGGGCGCCATGTTCGCCAACCATCAGATCGCCGGACTGATGGGCAGCGCCAACGAAGCGCAGACCGGACGCGGCGTCATTGCCGGCATCGTCGCCACGCTCCACGAAGTTTTGCCGCCGGCCCGGTTCCACTCGGTGATGATCCAGTGGGAGATAGACGACATCAAACTTGCCGAGCTGCTCGAACTGGCCAAGGCGCAGCCGGAAGCAACCTCCATCGAAGCCTGATTTATGAGTGAACAAAATCTGCAAAAACTTAACCCATCCACGCCCGCGCAAATCACCGGCACCTGGGACGGCGCCCGGCAATGGATCAGCGCCGCCGGTCTGTTCGAGCAGGGCAAATTGTTCTGCCAAGTCATGGCGGGATTTGAGTTGATGGAATTGCACAAAAACCACGGCATCACGAACGGCTCCAAGGCCCACCTTTCCCACGATGGGAAAGGTGCCTGGGACGAAATCCTGGCCAAGGAAACCAACCTATCCAGTTCCACCGCCTATCGTTTCATGGACATGGCCAAGGCCGCCGCGCCGCGCCTGAAAAAAATCGTGGCGTTGCGCGGGTTCGACCCCTTGAACAAACCGATGGCGCTGCTGACCGCGCCGCAGAAGGAGGCGCTCCAGGCCGGTGTGCGCAAGTTGACCGACAACAAGACGCAGAAGGATTTTGGCGAAGACCTTGGCCTGTGGAAAAAACACCAGGGGGCCGGCGCGACCGGGCGCGCACCGGGCGAGGGCGGCAGCCGCAAGCTGAGTATCAGCGAACGCGCCGAGCTGCTCAAGGTCCAGGCCGTGGAGGATTGGGCCGAGATGGCCGACATGTTCAAGGTCTATCGCGGCAAATTCACGGTGCTCTCCGATACCAGCGTGGAGGCGCAGATTGCCGTGCTCGAACGCCATTTAACCGCCCGTCGAGCCTGGCTTAAACAGCCGAAAACCAACCGCGTGGCGTCGGCCATTGAACATCTGTTCGACACAAAATTATGACAACCTCCTCCCTCCAAATCGAATCGCACGACCTCGCCGAGTTTCTCCAGTTACCCTCCGAAGTCCGGCGTGAGGTGGAAAAGTGGGACCGCGAATTGCAGGCCGTCACAAAACCGATCCAGCGCAACCTGGAGAAAATTGCCAACCGCCTGGGCGTATCGCTCAAGACCGCCCGCCGCCGGTACGACGACTGGCGGCGCGAGGGCTGGAAGGGTCTCATCAACCGCGCCAAGGTGCCGGAGGATCGCGGCCTCGATCCGCAGTTCATTGAGTGGTGGAAAAAGCTGTGCCAGGAGAACGGGCGCAAATGCAAACCGGCTTATCGCGAATTTGTGCGGCGCTTCAAGGATGGTACAGCCATTCCCGGCCTGCCGCCCGGCACGCCGCGCCACGCCCTGCCGCTCGGTTACACCTACTGTAATCTCATCCGTTACAAGCCCACCCAGTTTGAACTCACCGCCTCGCGCATCGGGCGCAGCGCCGCCGCCGATTTCCGCCCGAAACTTTTCACCACGCGCAACGGCCTGCGCGTGGGCGAGCGATACATCTTCGACGATATGTGGCACGACTTCAAGGTGGTGATGGTCGGCCAGCGCCGCGCCATGCGCCTGCTGCAACTGCACGCGCACGATCTGTTTTCGGCCTGCCAGTTCGCGCGCGGCATCAAGCCGCGCATGGAAGACCCGGAAACGGGTTCATCGGTCGGCCTCAAGGAAAACGAAATGCTCTTCCTGGTGGCGCACGTTCTCACCGAGTTCGGTTATCATCCGGACGGTTGCGTGCTGATGGTCGAGCACGGTACCGCCGCCATCCGCGAGGAACTCGAAAAAGTCCTGTTCGATCTGACCGCCGGCAAGGTGCTCGTGGACCGCAGCGGCATCGAAGGCGCCAGTTCGTTCGCCGGTCAATACGCCGGGCGCGGCAAGGGCAACTTCCGTTTCAAGGCCGCGCTCGAAAGTCTCGGCAACCTGATCCACAACGAGACGGCCAATCTGCTGGCGGTGCCCGGCCAGACCGGGAGCAACAGCCGTTTAAACCTGCCGGAAGAACTGGCAGGGCGCGACAAGCACGCTGATGCGTTGCTCAAGGCAATGGCCGCGCTTCCACCCGCGCGCGTCGCGCAACTCCGGCTGCCGTTCCTGGAAGTCAATCAGGCGCGCTGGCTCGTGGAGGAAATCATTGAGCGCATCAATCAGCGCACCGAGCACGAACTGGAGGGCTGGCTGGAAGCCGGTCTCACCACGATGGACTTCGACGTGCCGGGCGTCGGACTGCTGACCGGCGCCAAGGTGCTGGAACTGCCCGACGAAAAGCGCAACGCGATTTACGCCGTCGCGCAGCCGGTGGCGCGCAAGCTGAGTCCGCGCGAGGTATTCGACGCCGGGCGCGGCGACCTGGTGAAGTTCCGCCCCGAACAGACCGCCATGCTGCTCAAGGAGCGCGTCGCCCGCGAAGTGACGGTGGGCGAGGACCACCTGATTGAGTTTGACGACCAGGAGATTTCACCCGCCACGCTGCGTTACCTGGCGCACCACTTCTCACCGGGCGACAAGTTTTCCGCCGTGGTGAATCCCTTCTCGCCAGAGGTGGCGCACCTCTTCGACGCGCGCGGCTGCTGGATCGGCGTCGTGAAAGCCTGGCAGACCGTCCCGCACGACGATGCCGGGGCATTGCACCGGGCGATGGGCGCGGCGGCCAAGGTGGAGCGCGAACTGCTCGCGCCCGTGGCCGCGCGCGGCGCGGAACTCACCCGCAAACGGCTGGAGGATTCCCGCCACAATGCCGGCGTGCTTGGCCAGACGCCGGAGGAAAAGAAACACCAGCGCGCCGTGCGCAACTACGCCGGCGAGGTCGGCGAACTGGCCGAGGCCGCTGACCCTTCCAAGACGGAGGGCGGAGACGATTTCAGCGCCGAAGCGCTGTTGTAACCAAACCCACAACCAACAATCAGGAACGAAAATGGAAGAACAAATCGGGCAAAACGAAGACGCTAAACAGCAGCAAACCGTCCGCGCCACCTGGAACTTTTCTCTCGACCAGATGCGCGTGGACATGGCGCGCTACGACGCGGACGCGCAGGAGGCACTGGTCGCGCTGTTCCGCTGGTGCATTGACCCGCGCCACGCCATGAAGAAACCGGACGCGGCGGTGCGCCTGGGTTGCAGCGACAACCTGCTTTACCAGCTCTACACCGGCCGGTATCGGAAACCGGACAAGACGCCGGCCAATCCATCCAAGGAACTGATCTCAGAGATTCACAAGTTCCTGAAGCTCGAAGCCGAGCGGTACGCCCTGGGCGACACCGACTTCGTCATCACCCCCACGGCCAAAAAGATTTTCACCGCGTGCGATCTGGCGCGTGAATCGCAATCGCCGGTCATCCTGTGGGGGCCGTCGCATATCGGAAAAACCTGGGCCGAGCATTATTACCAGCAGCATAACAACCACGGCAAAACCTTCATTGCCGAACTCAAGGCCGCCAGCGGCCTGGGCGGCATGGTGCGCGTGGCGGCAACGGCCTGCGGCATCAGCGACAACTCGAACACGGCAAAACTGGTTGAACGCATCGAGGGCGCGCTCACGCCGAACACCGTGCTGATTTGGGATGAGGTCCATCTGCTCAAGCATACCTACCGCAAGAACAGTTTCTTCGCCTGCATCGAAACCATCCGCCGCATTTACGACGCGTGCCGCTGCGGCATGGTCCTCACCTGGACGAACCTCGACGAGCTGAAGAACGCCAGCCAGGGCGAATTGATCCAGATGTGGCGGCGCGGCGTCCACAAGGTCGCGTTGCCGGCCATGCCCACCAAGGAAGACCTGCGGCTGATCCTCGAACACAGCGGCCTGTCGTTCCCGGACAAAGGCATGACCATCACCATCCCCGGCAAGAAAGAGGACATCATCGAAACCCCCTACGCGATTTTGCGGCAGCAGGCCATGAACAACGGCCTCAAGGCCATCACCGAGCGCATCCGCTACGCGCGCAAGCTGGCCGGCAAACAGCCGGGCGGAAAAATATCCTGGACCCACTTCGTGGACGCGCATCTGCGCATTGAGAAGGAAGGCATCCAGGAACCGATTTGGGAGTAATTATGCCCGCACCCGCCAAAGCCGTGGACCAGCAGGTCGTTTGGAAGAACGATGAGATGCTCACGTTCGCCATCAGCCTGGTGGAGCACGCGCTTGGGTTGCTGCATGGCGGGGTCAACAAGTTCACCACGGACATCGTGCCGGACGCGGATCGGGGCGACGGCAACGGCATCGCCGGCTCGGTGGTTTCCATGCTCACCAACGCCAGCGTCCTTGAGCCGGTCGGCGTGTTCGTGGCGCAGGTCTTTTACCAGGAACGAATCAAATCCGAACGCGACGAGAGCAAGGGCCGGTGGGTGAACGTCCACCGCCTTTGCTCGCGTTCGGTGGCGGAGGAATTCCTTCGCCGCAATCACCGGCCAGCCGCCGCCCAGCAAGCGGACCTGGCCATCAGTTAACCGCAGTCAAACCACAACCAAAATCGGGCAATGAAAAAGAACAAATCGCAGTTAGAGCAAACCACCAACCTCATGCATGCCGGCAAGGACGAGCCGGATGCGTTCTATGAACGGCAAATCACAGCCACATTCGAGAACGGCGGCGCCATCCAGGTCATGGCGCGAGGAGAGAGCATAGCCGGCGTGATTGAGATCATCCTGGCCGTGGTGCCGGTCCTGAAATTGGACCGGGAATTGACGCTGGATGTCACGTTGCGCTACTGGCACCTGACCGAGGATTTCCAGCAGGTTGAAATTTCCGGCGCCGCATACCATGTGTCGGAATCTTCAACCGACGCTCCGCAAGCCATCGTCCGCCGCCTGGCAGCCGATGCCAAGGTCCGGCTCGTTAAAAATCTGGCGCGGCACCAGATCGCCCTGGTCGGCGAGAGAGGAGAACTCGCGTGAGCATCCTCGAAGCTATCTCCCCAACCGCCCGCGCGCTGCTTGCCGCCAAGGATCGGCACAAGATTGAGGAATTAACCGAGGCCGAAGTAGCCGCGCTTGATGCCGGCAAATGCCCGGACTGCGGATCAGAGCAGTTCCTGGAAGGCCCGCATGGCGGCATGAACGTGAACATCCAGTGCGCCGGCTGCCAGGCTGAATTCAACATCATTCCGCGTCTGGCCGGATCGTTCGGCAAAGAACGGCTCGCGCGGCCACTGAAACCAATCCCCGCAGTCAACCACTAACCAATGACAACCATGCAATTAACCGACCTCCAAAAACTCACTAAACCTTATGCCGACGTGCGCGGCCAACTGGCTGAAATCGTCACCGAAGTCAAACGCGAGCAGGATGCCATCCTGCGCAAAAAGCTGCCGGTCATCCGCGAACTGGTGGCCCGCGCCGCCGAACGCGAATCCAACCTGCGCGCCGCCATCGAAGGCAACTCGCAACTGTTCATTAAGCCGCGCACGGTCGTTTTCCACGGCATTAAAATCGGCCTCCAGGAAGGCAAGGACGGTATCGAATTTGACGAGGCCGACAAGGTGCTGACGCTGATCCGGGAGCATTACGGCGACGATGCCGTCGGCCTGATCCACGTCATCGAGTCGCCAGACAAGAAGATGCTCCGCGATTTACCCGACGAGGAATTGAAGAAACTCGGCTGCCAACGGGTCAACCCCGGCGACGAAGTCGTCATCCGCCCCACCGACACCAACGTGGACAAAATCGTCACTGCCCTGCTCAAGGACGCGACGGACACGCAAAAGGCAGCATGATTCTTTCCTTCGCACTCACCGAAAAAGAGTTCCTCTCCGGCCAGAAAACGGAGACGCGGCGGGACTGGACCGACCGCACCCTCAAGTGCTGGCAAAATGCCTGGGACGCCGGGCGCGTGACTCACCTGGCGGCAGATTGCGGATTGCATCGGGGCGGCAAAATCATCGGTAGCTTTAAGTTGAGTCGCGCAGTTTTGCGCCCTGGTCAAACAGCCGCCGGAAAAACTGATGGTCGTCGTGCGATTCAAGAAGTTATGAGCAAATTCACCCTACCCGAAGAAGATCGGCCCTATACCGTGGCGCTTTCAGCACACGAAGTACACGCGGTGATGAAATGGAACGTCGCACAAATACGGCGCGTCACAAAATTGTTTGGCCAGGAGGCACTGGAACTTTCGGCTAAAAGTCTGTTCCCACAAGGCACCCGGTTGAATCACATGCGCGAAGCGTGCATGGCCAAGGTGAAACAGCACTATGACCGCGCCAGAGGTCTCGCCTCCATCCTGGAAAAATGAACGTCACCGCGCCAGCAATCACACGCCCCGTCCTCCGCTACCACGGCGGGAAGTGGATTCTTGCGCCCTGGATAATCAGCCACTTCCCGCCGCACAAAATATACGTCGAGCCGTTCGGCGGCGGTGGGTCGGTATTGCTCCGCAAAGAGCGGAGTTTTTGCGAGGTCTATAACGACCTGGATGAAGAGGTCGTGAACCTGTTCCGCGTGATGCGCGACAGCGCCAGTGCGCTGCGCCTGTGTGAACTACTGGCCATGACTCCATTCGGGCGGCTGGATTTCCAAGCCGCATACGAACTGAGCGACGATCCGGTTGAGCGGGCGCGCCGGCTGGTGGTCCGGTCCTTCCAAGGTTTCGGATCAGGCGCGTTCAACCGCGATTATTCGACCGGCTTCCGGGCGGCGTCAAAACAAACCGGGCGTCCGCATCCGCGCGATTGGGCAAATATCCCGGAATGCCTCTGGCTGGTTACGGAACGGCTCAAAGGCGTCACCATCGAATGCCGCGACGCCTTCGAGGTGATCCGCCAGCAGGATCACCCGGAAACTCTTTTCTATCTCGACCCGCCGTATCTGGAAACCACGCGCCCCACGTCGAACCGGAAACAATATCGTTTCGAGCTTGGAATCTCCGATCACTTTTCGCTGGCCAAGTTGCTCAAGAGTATCAAAGCCAAAGCCATCCTCTCCGGCTACGCCTCGGACCTTTACGACCGCGAACTTTATCCCGACTGGCGGCGGGTGGATAAAGTAGCACAGGCCAGCGGCCAGTTCGGTCGCATTCAACGTCTGGAAGTTTTGTGGATGAACTTTTAGCCATGAAACTCACGCGCGCAATCTGGTCTGTTGTAAACGTTCCGCCCATGCTGGCCATCGCCTGCCTGGGCATGATTGCCTCGCTCCTCGCCTGGGACTGGCTCAATGACAAATGTTGGGTCTGGTACACGAGCATCAATTCCACCCGGCCATGAAATCAGCCACGCGCAATCCCATTGCTCGAATGCGTTTTATCCGTGGCAAATTGCTGCGCGGTGAACCGTTCAATGCCTCGTCCGTGGCAGCGGAGTTGGAAGTGACCGCTAAAACCATCCAGCGGGACATTGACTTCATGCGCGACCAGCTTGGTTACGAAATCAGCTTCGATTGCAGCGCCAATTCCTTCACTGGTAGTCCCGGCGTCATTACAACGTTATGA